AAATTCATTTGTTTCTATTGTAGGGTTACCTAATAATTTTTTATAAAACTTAACACCTTCACTATGTTCTTCTGAATTTACATAATACTTTTCAACCAAATGTGCATATTTTCTTAAAGCTTGTAAAATCATTATTTTAGCAAGCCCTTTACCTCTATTTTTTTTATTTGTAACAATATAATATGTTTTAAGCGTATTAGGTTTAACATTTACTGAATATGCATGTAATACAAGTATTTCTTTTGTGTTATCATCACGATATATGTCAATAATTTGTTTATCCCACCAATCTCTTGATTCCCACAAATATCCAAATGTGTTCATAATAAAACTGTCTGTATTATCATATACAAACTTCATTAATTCAAATTTATCAGCTTGTGTATATTTCATATTTCTAAAAATGGTGAATTTGATTTAAATGTAGCTAACTTAATAACTCCCTTTGAAGAAAATCCGTAAAGATTTCCCTCTTTTATTTCTTTAAATTTGGTACCTTTAATTGATGAGAAGCTATTTTTATCATAAAATAGCGTGCTACCTTGTCGAGCCAAGTAAATGTTAAGAGATACACTATTTACTATCCAAACTCCATAAGTCCCCTTTAAAAGCTCTAAAGTCTTTGTTATTACTTTGATTTCTTTTTTTGGTGTTTGTTTTTTTAGACCTTTAACACTAAATTTATCTAAAAGAGCTGGAATAATGCTGCTATCTACAGGATTTTCGTGTTCTGGTAAGAATTTTTGTTTTAAATCATCAAAATTTGTCAAAACCCCGTTATGGGCTACTATCCAATCTCCTACGATAAATGGATGTGAACAATGTTCGCGCCAAACCCGTTCACTTGATGTGGGTGCTTGATTATGGCCTAAATAAATGTATCCATCAGGTAGTTGTACTCTATCCCAATCAAAACTACCCTCTCTTCGATGTACATCCCAATTTTCTCCGTCGTGGTAAAATACACCAGATGCAAAATTACCTCGAATTTTGTTAGCAGTATCAAGTACTTCAAATTTACTAGTATGGCTAGATCCAAAAATTCCGCAAATTGTAGTGTCCTCCTAAGATTTTATAATTGTTAAGTGTCAAAACCATATATACCATAAATAAAATATATGTTCTATTATATCTACAAAATAACTAATATCAATAATGGTAAATTTTACGTAGGCTCCCACAAAACAGAAAATTTAAATGATGAATATTTTGGGTCTGGAATTTATCTTAAAAGATTTATACAACAACACGGTAAAGAGAATTTCAAAAAGGAAATACTATCATATCACAACTCTTTGGAAGAAATGTTAGCAGCAGAAAACGCTCTATTAAATGATATTAAAAATACAGATACATATAATTTAAAATATTGTGCTATGGGGGGCAACACAAAAGTAAAATATAATATAGATGAAAAGAAAAAATATATTGATAAATTAGTAGCAAATCCAGCATCACCTATAGGTAAAAAAGGTAATAAAAATTTTATGTTTGGCAAAAAACATTCAAATGAATATAAAGAATTTAGACGGCACCAGCAAGCTCAATATTATAAAGACCTTAAAATTAATAATCCAGAAAAATATAGCCGCTGGTACAATCTTATAGTACCTCAATCAATTGCAAGGTGTTATTTAAATGCGATAAAGAGATCGAAACCGATTATATATGTAAATAAACAAACTTGTGAACAAAAAAGGTTCAAATCAATAACTGAATGTGTTAAAGCTTTAAAAATTACTCCAATTACTGTGCACCGAATGATAAAGAATCCGCTATTAACTGATTTGTATACGTTAACATTAGCTAATAAACCCCAATAATTTCAATAAATAATATCATGAATAGCCTTTATAGCTGCAGCTGGATTCAAAATGTTAAACCTTTAACGGAACAAGAGTGGGTATCAAAAGCTACTCATTATCTTGTTACCGAAGCTAGTGGTAGAGTATCAGACCCACGTTATGCACGTTTAATGGGGTTACAAAGTGTTAAAGATCTTCAAGGACAATTTGTACCACGCTATTTTGCGACTAAAGTTATTAGACAACTTGAAAAGGATCACCCTGGTGTGCCAATTGACCAAATTTCAGATGCAGATTTAGAAGCAGCAATGCAAATTGTTTCAAATTTATCAAGAAAGTTATCAGTTAATAGTGGTCCCAAATTTACAGCTACAAAAGCTTCAAGTATTCCAGGTCCAGAGACAGAGTTGCAGAAAGGAAAATCTGGATTTGACACTTTAAATATGAATTTACCTCCTGAAACTATTCTTACATTTAAAGAAGAGAGTCCTTTAGGTTTAGCAGTTTATACTGCAAAGAAAGGCCGATTAAATTTTAGAGTTTCGCTAAAAGATATTGGGGAAGATAAAATTCCTTTATCATCTTTAACCCCGGATCAAGTCTCTAGTTTAGTTGTAACACAAAGCGACAAAAATGAAACGATTAGTGCACCGACTCTAAATAATATGGATGCTCCAAAAGTTGACCGTGAAAAATTAGTGGCAGATTATCCTCCTGGTGGAGAAGGTGATTGGTCAGGTAAAGAAACTGATCCTGAAGATGCAGCTTATGGTAAAAAAGATGAAGATGATGAATATGGTGAGGTAGACACAAAAGAGGATGAGCCTATAGAAGATAGTGGAGATGAAGATGAAGATGAAAAAGCAAAACCTTCTAAAAAGAAATCAAAAGATGAAGATGAACAAAAAAAAGCAATAGCTTCTGTTAGTAACCCTATTGATAGTTCAGGATTAGTTATAGGTACAGCTCTTACTGATGATGATGAAAAAGATAAACTAAACCATACTTTTAACAAAAAGAGATTAAAGGCTATTGCTAAAAATAATTATGGTTATAAACGATCCCCTAAAGAGGAAGCTAATGAAGAACAAGTTCGTTTAACTCCTCAAGAGATTAATCGTAGATTACAGACTGCTCACCGCGAAAAACAACAGTATTATGCTAGAGTTGATCGTTTAAACGGTGTCGGTTACTAAGTAAAAGACCTTTAAACGGATTATTTTTCTTAAATTTATGTTTTTTAACATAAATTGCTGCATTTCCGAATTTACTAGCTAACGCTTCTTTGTTATTTTTAAATGTTATAATTTCTCCGTTATACTCTACAGAAAATGGTTTACTTTTGATATCGCTTAATATTTTCTTACTAGATTCATTTAGCATTGGGTTATTAGCTCTCATTCGCTCACTCCTCTCTTGCCTCACATGTTTTTTGTAATTTGGGTTCAATGTTTTATCTTTCATACGTTGGCTACATGCTTGTCTCCGTGCAAGCGGCCATACTTTTGATAGCTTTTCGGGAGAATATTTAAATCTTGAGCCTGAAGTATCAAAGCCTTCATTGGCTATAACAATATTATACCAGTTTGGGTCATTTTTCACGTTAAAATGGTGTTGCCAGTATGCTTCTCTTTGTTGCAAAGAAGTAATATTATCACATTCTTCTATTACATTTCTTTTGAAATTGGACGCCCCTAAAATTTTAATGTCTTCTATCAAAGATTTTGATGAACCAAGATATTTTTCCCAACCTTTCTTATAAATTTTTCGACCTAAATATTTTTTACCGTTAACTAAACAGGTTGTTATGTATATAAAACCTACCATGTTAATATTTAATGGATGGGTGTGTCGAATTTAGTATATTTACATTTATTTTTTTTGTATATTTCTTCTAATTTATTTTGCTGAATGTATTTTATTGGGTCTCTATAACCAGCCTCAATAAATCCTCGTAATCTTAGACTACTAGATGGTGTATCTGCATCAGCTAAGCCATCCGATCTATTAGAATAGCATGTCCACGTTTTTCCAAAATCTACACCTAATTTGATACCATCTAAAATTATTTCTTTCTTAGATTTTTCTAAAAGGGGTGCTTCTACACATATTTTTGATTTTCTATTTAAAGAAAGGAGTGTATTAACAGATTTAATCCACTCAGGAGATGAATCCCAATAACCTGCAAGCGAATCCGCTTGAGCACATCCGTATAAAACGGTATTTGCACCAATACTCTCTGCATATGATGATGCAATTGATAGGAACATCATATTTCTAAAAGGAACATATGAAATTGGTTGAGCATCCCCTGCCATCTCCCTAATATTCGGATTATCAATGTTAATATTCGTTAATGATGAACCTGGTGCTATATCTTTTATATAGGAAACATCAATCCGTTTACGATAAGCATTAGGAACCCTTTCAAGATTCCACTGTGCACACTCTAATTCACGAAGATGCCGCTGCCCATAATCGAAACTGATGGTATGAACTTCATCAAAACGCTTTGCTGCATCATACAGCAATACTGTACTGTCCATTCCACCGGAATATGCTAAAACAACACTATTATTCTTCACTGACTTCATCAGGTGTTTCCTCGATTGTTCCTGTACTTTTTCCACCATAGGCCCATTCAGTTTTAATTTTTTCCTCAATTTTAGGAACAATATATTTGTCCCATATAATTGTATCGTTTTTCCAGTTCTTATAAAAACCGAGTTTTTCACCATCTTCTTTAACGTATTGGTGGCCATCTCGTTTTACTATACCAAGACCTTCAGCTAATTCTAATAAACCAAAATATTTTGCTAAACCTGATTCAAAACTCAAATACATTTCTACTTCAAGATATTGTTTTGCGAAACGATTTTTTACTGTTAAAGCTCTTAAAATAACCCCTGGATAGCTTTTTTGACCAACTGCTAATTTTGCATCAGCTACTTTTATATCCTCTTTAACAGGTTTACGAGCTAGCTGAATAGTTACTGATGGTAAATAAACTGCAGCACGACCACCTGGCATTTCTTTTACTAAAGATGGGTACATTGCAGATGGATCATCATATATATGATTTGTAATTAAAACAGTTGTTTTTGTTGCTGCAGCTAAGTGAGTTACTGTTGTAAGTAGGCTTTTAACTGCTTTAGCTTTACTTCCCATGTCTGCGCTTACATTATCTTTTTCCATACGAGATACCTGTAAACCGCTTGCCATATTCGCTAATGAATCAATTGCAATAATAAACTTACCTTGCTGGTTTGATTCCTTAACTTTCATAAGGAACTTATAAATCGAGTTACGACATTCTTCAATGTTAAAAGCTGGAACATATTTCACTCTGCTCGGATCTAAGCCAAGCGCTTCTGCTCCTTTTTTATCAATAGCATTTTCACTATCATAAATAACAGGAATTTTTCCTAATTTTTGAGCATTAGCTAAAATCTTTTGAACGATATAGCTTTTGCCTGTCATACTAGGGCCAGCTAACATAATAACGCGACCTTCAGGAACTCCCCCAAAAAGAGAGCCGGATATAATACCGTTCAAACTTAATGAACCTGTATCAATCCAGCTTTCAACTGTTGATAAAGCACCTTCATCTAAGAAGGTTGCTAAGGAATTTGTCTTGTCGATTTCTTTTAAACTTGCAAGAATATCTTTCTCCATGCAAGCATTTTATATTATATTATAACTTATTCAAGTATTTTTCTTGCGGAAACTAAGACCTGTGCAAGTTCCGCACCTGGAATAGAAGTACGGTTTTGATTCTTAATAAGGAAATCTCTCCAAACTAAAAATGCGCGACGTGTCTTTTCTAATTCAGGTTGAGCTAATTTTGTATTAGGTGCGCCTAAATCAGTACCATCAATAATTTTTATCATTGCGATAGTTGTACCAACAATTCCATCTTTCTGTCCTTGAATAAACTCTGGGCTATTTTTGTTCATAAATTAATCTTCAAAGAGCTTTACAACTTCTGGAGTGTCTGAAGCAGGCTTTGGTTGAATTGCTGGAATACCACTTACAACACGATCATACTGTTCAAGTATGCGTGCATCAACAGAGAAGTCAACACCAATAGCAATTTGAGACTTTGGATATCTAAAAGAGAAAGATTTCTCTCCACCCTTTGATTCAACAAATTCTGCTAAAAATAATGGAATTAATTGAACTTGAAGTTTACCATCCTGAGTGGGTTGCACTAAAACCATTACTGGATTTTGGACCGTAATTTCATCACCGGTGCTAGCACCTTTGACGCCTAAAATGTTTCTACCAGAATTATCAATAAACGTAATATAGCTTTTGCTCATATCGTATATTATGATTATATAACATATAATCAAGAGAACAAATCAAATAAATTTGTTTGTACTAATAATCCCGGTTCCTGTGCGACCCATTTAACATTATCATAAAATCTATTAACAACTGAAAAAACATGTTTTTGGAACATTGTCTCATAATCAGGTTCAAATATTTTTTTAAACTCCTCCGGGTAATAATATTTGTAAGCAATTACTGGTATATTAAATTTATTAGGAAGCATTACTGTAAAATATCGAACCTTATCACCTGATCCAATTTTTTCATATTTTGAATCAAGTCCAAGTTTATCCAAAAGTAAGTTATACATATATGCTGCTTTTCCATGTATTGTCATCCCCTTAGCAGTTGTAAAGTCATCGCATAAATTTGCTTTTTCTTCATATCCATTTAATCCAGAAACTAGAGCTATATCTTCTATAGAAAGCTTTTTAAATGTTGCATAAATTTCATTTACAATAGCATTTGTTTTTCCTATATCTTGAGTCATTAACATCGTTTCAATTATTCGCTTAACGTGAGGTTTAACTGCTTTAGGCATTGTGCTGCGAACAACTTCAACTCCAGTATATTTAAATTTATTACAAGGTATG